ACACTGATTGGATTATTCATAATAATCGGTTGTGCTACTAGTGAAATTAAATTTACACAGTCATCAAAGTTTTGCTGTGTTTGGTCTGCTACATTTCCTGTTGCCGTGATATCTAAACCAGTGACATACAATGTATAAAAATTTATATTACCGCCTAAAGTCTCTCCTGCACTAGCGGCACCATGTATCTTTGCCATATTGTTTTCTCCAATATTTTAATTATATATGTATTTATCTGTGAAAAGTATTTATAATAAAAAAAGGCCCACTATAAAGTGAGCCTTTTAATACACGCAAAGTGTGGGGTTGGACTTACGTCCAGGGGGGTAAAAATTAGTATGCGAAATCAGCCACTGAGAAGTCAGCACCTAGAGCCGCGTCTAAACCAGCGGCATCCCATGCGCCGTTGTTTTCTACTGCGATTCTTACATCGTTACCATCGATAGCACCTAATAGTACTACTGTTGCACGTGTTCCTGCACCTTCTACGATTGCTTTCATGTCGCTTGCCGCCATACCAGTTTTTGTAACTGTGAAGTGATTTAAGTTACCTGTTAAAAACTGACCTGCGTCATATGATTCATGTACTTTTGCCATTTTAGTTCTCCTAAATAGAATTTACTTGAGCATATTTATATTGCTCTATGCTTTTATTTATCATTTTTTGCTAAAAAACGGGTGTTACGACTTCTTATATCTTGAGCCTAAATCAGATTTATTTTGATATGAAGTCTTTCCTAACGCTCTTCCTGCCTTATTTGCGGCATACATTGCACCACCTAAAGCCGCTACTTTAGTAATTGGCTTGTCCCAGATGCTTTTTACAATAGATTTTGTCGATTTTGTGTCTTTATACATGTAATTTCCACGCTTTTGGAATGATTTTAACGCTGGCATTAACTCACTACGCATTGCTTTTGCACGTGTATATTGCATCATTCTTGTAGTAACTAGTGCTTTTTGATTCTGATTTAGATTATCCCAATCACCTATAAGTCTTCTCATAGATTTTAACATACCGTCTTGTACGTTTAAGTCACGTTGAAATCTTAATAACATTCTTTGTTCAAAACCTGCATCTGATTTACCTGCACCAATGTGTTGCAAGTATCTTAGTAAGTCTTGTTTCTTTAAATTAATTCTTCCGTGTGCTATCTTGTCTCTTGGGTCTGCGTATTCGATACCTTTACCCATTAGACGATGTATAGTCGCATATAAATCTGTAGCACTTGTTCTAAAGTAATCAAAATTTCTATATGCTATAGTTCTGGTAGCATATTCTTTTGCCAATGGAGCAAATTCATAATCTTTATTGAACATGTTTAATTGCATTAGATAAGCAAACGCTAGTTCACCTGCATCTGATACATTAAGACTATCCATGTTTTGTTTTGTTCTGAATAATCTACTTTCTGTAAGTGTATTAATTAATTTTAACTCGCTCATCTTCTGTTCCTTGAATCTAGCACTTCTTTACACTTATCACTTGCATAAGATTGAAACCATCTTGGTGCAAATGCATGAAGAAAACATGCGTAAGCGGCTTTTTCTAATTGCCATGATACCCACATAGCATGTTTAAAATGTTGCCAACGTGTCTCGCCGACTTCTTCTAGGTGTAATTTGCATTTTTTACTTAACATCTTAATCTCTCGGTGCGAAATTTGCCGCACTAAACTCTAATCTATCTACAATCTTCATTGCTCTACCAATATGGTCAACAATGACAAAGCCTTCTGGGTCTGTTACTTTAAATGAACCGTCTGGCTGTTCAATAAAACTATCAATCGCTTTTATGTTTCTCATCTTTTTCTGAAACATCATTTTAACTGCCTCAGTTTTTAGATATGCACGATACATATCTGCGATTTGTGTCTTATTATTATTTATAATTTCTGAAACTTCTGATTTAGCCGCTAGTTTTGCCTGACCTGCTTTTCCTTCTGGTCCTGTTTTTAATTTTGATACTGCATCATCAAACTTTGCTTCTAGTGAAGTTAAAAAGTCTTGTGCAAACTTATCTGCGTCTTGTTCTAATGCCTGTCCTGAACGAATTGGTGCATTAGCATGTGCCTTAATAGCATTTACTAATTCAATACCACCAATCTTTTGATTTAATGCTTTAAATGTATTAGCATCAACTGACATTGAACTTAATTCTTTAATTGCTGAACGAATTTTAGCACTGTTCTCTTTAGATAACTGTACTTGTCCTGTTACATCTTTAATTCTTGCATCAGTGAACCAAACATTCTTAGAAGGTCTTAGTTTGCTACTATCAAAACCAAATGTTGCTTTCATTTCTTCCATGCTATTGCCTTCATAACTTGTATGAAACACAATACCAATGTCAGCCGCCTGCATTTCTTTAGCAGTTTTGCTATCAGCAGGAACAACATAAGTGATTGTATTTGGTTTAAATGCAATATGAGGTTTGCCCTCAATATTAACTTGTTTCAAATCACCTTTAGTGAATAACAAGTCACCTTGTAATACACCTTCAATACCTAAATCTTTTAAATGTTCTAGTGATGAATTTAATTTACTACGCAAACCTGCTTTGCTTACTTCTTCACCTTTGTTTGTAGTATCAGGATGATTTGTTTCAATATCTTCTGGAGATTTGTTTAGTTTTGGTGTTTTTGCAAATACGCCTTTAGTACCTACAAAGAATTTACCATCTTCTGGATCTGTTCCAGCAAATACAGCCGGTGATCCGTCCCATTTTGTAGTGATTGCATCACCGCCACCTTGACCATCTAGTGTGTTTAGTAGTTTAGTAAACGTACCTACTACTCTTTTTATACCTTCAGAACCTTGCATGAACACAAGTTCTTCTGCATGGTCTAAGTGTGTATTCTTATCTTCTTCTTGTAAGTCTGAATCTAATAAGCCTTTCATCTTTTTATGAAAGCCAACTTGTTTCTGACGTGGTTTTCTTGGACCTCTAAATCTACGCTGTCTGCCTTTACCTAAAATATCTTTTATTTTCATTTCTTGTCCCCAATAGGTCTTTCACCAGTTAGATGAGGCTTAGCAAACCAAAGTCTAAACCATTCGTCTGTGCCAGGTTGTATATTATGCTTCTTTTGGAGTTTAGATTTTTCAGTTCCAGTATAAGATATGTTCTCTTGCTGAGTTTCCTCAGGTGCATATGGTTTATATATGCCTGCTAGTATCTTTAATTGTTGTAACTGTTTTTCAAAATCCATTACTTCTTAGCCTTGACACTGTTTATACCACGTTTAAACTTTCTAATATCACCAGAACGAATGCTATTAACAAGTCGTTTCTGTAAATCTAACGCAACATCTTCATCGAATTCACGATTAATGAATTCAATAAGATTGATAGCACCAGAAATTAGATTTTCGCCTTTTTGTTCTACAAATCTTTCACGTTCATTAGAATACGCTAAAGAGTTTAGTTCTTCAAAGAGACTTTTTCTAGGTTTATCCATTGGTATTTCTCCGTTCTACTGTATTTATCAGTTTTCGTCAAAAGGAGAACGTGTCTTGGTCTTTAACATTGCTCTTAAATTCTTCGCAACGTCTGTCTGTTCTTCGGATTTTTCTTGGGTTTCTGCGACTACTGTAGTCTTTTTTCTTAAATTATCCATGATATTTAACGTAGATGATATCTGTGCGCCATCACCATCGTCAAACCCTTCTGAATTATCATCTGTAATCTTCAAACTATCTCTATCAAATAACAGATTAATCTTACTTCCTACACCACTTGATGAACGAGTTTTAAGTAATTGTAACTGATATTGTCCACGTTCACGCATTGCTTGACTTGTGAAAATACCAATAACATTATCCGCAGTTTGAATTTTTGAGATACCACCTGCAATATGTGAATGGTCAAACTCAATTTCTTCAACTGCACTTCTGTTTAACTGTGATGCAGTTACCATAACTGTCTCTGTTTCCATTGCAAAGTTACGAATTTCTTCTGTAACATATTTGTCTTTGATAAACAAGTCGCCAGCTGGAACTTTCTTTGTTGCAGGCATCAACAAATCAAGATAATCGATACACATACAATCTACTTTTTTGCCTGTTTGTATTTGTAATTCTTTTAGATATGAACGCAAGTCATTAACTGTAGAGCCTGATGGAAGATATTTCACTCTCAACATACCAGACTTTTTGCCTTTAGTCTTAACTGCTAATTCAACATCATCTAATTCTTTAAAAATTCTTTTCGTACTTCTGTCTGTAAGCATTGCGTCCATACGCATACTTGATAATTCTTCTGAAAGTTCAAGAGTAAAGTAAACAACATTCATTCCAAGTTCTGCCCAATTCAAACTCATGTTTTGCATGAACAAAGATTTACCTGCACCAGAACCACCTGCAAAGATTGATATCTCACCACGATTAATACCGCCATAGAGTTTATCATCTAATGCTTTCCAGCCAGTAGATATCTGTCCGTTGTTGTCTTTTAGTTTTTCAAGTCTTGCTCTAGGATCAGCAAAGTAATCTGTACCTAAAGAACGTGCAAGTCCAATCTGAACTGCATCTTTAATTCTAGTTTCTACTTCACCATACTTGCCAGTTTCAAGTAAGTCCGCACTATCAATGATTGCTTTTTCGATTGCTTTGTGTCTACAAAAAGTTTCAAATTCATCAATAAACCAATCTGTATGTTGTTCGATGTTATCTACTTTTTCAATCTCTTGCCCTGTTTGTGCTTTGATAATTTCAGGAGTAGGAATAGTTGAGTATTCTTCTGAATGCTCAACCAATAAATCAACTACTTTTCTTACACTTCTATCAAAGTAACTAGGCTGTACAATGCTACGAACCCTAGAGTATAACTCTGGATCTGATAGCATGAATTGTACAAATAGTTTTTGTAAATCTGAACTATAATCTTTTACATCGGACATTTATATATTTTACTCTCTCTTTGTATGATTGTCAATCCTTTTATTCTTTTCTTATTGCTTTCTTTTCAAGACTAAGTTTATCTTTTAGACTCATAACATAGGCCGCTCCTGCCAATATAGCGATAGCACCTGCTTCTGCAAAAAGCATCCAAGGTTCACTATCTTTACTGTGCAATACAATTAATCTACAAAGTGCCGTCATTGCAATGATGATAGGTAATGTAACAGGTATTCTGTTACTGATATAAAATGCTCCTACCATACCTACAATCTCTGCATAGATGAATAACAAGAATAAGTCACCAAGTTCTACACGCATGTTAGTTACCATTTCGTAAACATCCATGCCTGCGGCAAACATTGTTAATGCACCAATAACTGCAAGTAACAACTTCTCACTGTAAAAAGTTGTCCAATGTAAACTTTTATCTAATCTTTTTCTTGACATTAATGTACCTTCGCTTTGAACAAACTGCTAACACTTTCTTCATTGTTAACTCGTCTAATTGCTTCGCCTAACAAACCACATACTGAAACTGTTCTTGTCTTTTTGCAATCGTTAGGACATTTGAATTCAATACTATCTGTAATGACTAATTCTTCTAATGCACTCTTTTCAACTTTCTTACATGCTTCACCGCTTAGAACACCATGTGTAATATATGCTCTAACACTTAATGCACCTGCATCTAAAATTGCCTGTGCCGCATTGCAAAGAGTTCCACCACTATCTACAATATCATCCACAAGAATTGCATGACAACCTTTAACATCACCAATTAGATTCATAACTTCTGCCTTACCAGCTTCTGGTCTACGTTTATCAACGATAGCATAATTGGAATGATACATATCAGCAAACTTTCTTGCTCTTACTGTACCACCAGCATCTGGAGAAACAAATACAATCGGTTCTTCATCTACATTGATTTGACGTTTGATGTCTCTTGCAAATACTAATCTACTTGTTAAATCATCTACAGGAATATCAAAAAAGCCTTGAATTTGTCCTGCATGTAAATCCATTGTTAGAATTCTATCTGCACCTGACTTAGTAATAAGGTTAGCAACAAGTTTTGCAGTAATAGGAGTACGACTTGCACTCTTACGATCCTGTCTTGCATAACCAAAATAAGGAATGACCGCAGTGATACGTTTGGCTGAACTACGTTTAGCCGCATCAATCATAACCATCATTTCCATTAAGTTATCATTTACTGGTGAACTTGTACTCTGTATGATGAAAACATCTTCACCTCTGATGTTATCAAAAAATTCTACACTACATTCTCCATCTGCAAAAGTTTTAATGTCAGACGGAACAATATCAGTAAAACAGTGTTCAGCAATCTTTTCTGCTAAATCTCTATTACTGTTACCAGCTATAATCTTCATAGACTCACCTATATGTTACAGTTATTACTGTTATAATAGCAAATTTAAGATAGTTTGTCAATAGATTTTACTACCAGCTTTGCAAATTCTCTGTGTGCTTCTAGACCAGGATGCCCACCATCTAGTGCTTTTGGATATTCCATTCTCACAGAAAAATCATAATCTTCTAATTTTGCAGTATTCCATTTTAACTTTTTAAAATCCCATTTGAAATCAGGCTTTATACCACTACCTGATAAAATTTGAATATGTTTTATATTATGTTGTCGTAAGTGATAATATACAAGATTAATACAATGTGATGCAGTGACAACTAAATCATATTCTTCTGACCAATGTTCTGCCAGGTTATCCACAATAGGACCTTCTTGCCATAAACCATAACGATCCTTTATACCTTCTGGTGATATTTTACACCATCTATATAGATTTGTCCATAATACCACAACCTTATCATCTTTTTTAAAATCAAAATTTAATACAGTATGACATATTTCTCTAAAACTTGCTCCACATTGAGAAGTGTTTACAAGTTGTAAATTACATTTAGTTGCAACTATACTAGGCCATGCAAGTTCGCTATGCTTAGGACCAGGATGAACAGGTGGAACAAAACAATCCGGTAAACCATGTCCATAGGTTAAGCTACAACCAAATGCAACTAACCTAGCCATTAGTAAGTCGTAATTAGTTTATCGGCTATGCCGTGCTTGATTGCTTCTTCTGGAGTTAACCAATGGTCTGTTTTTGGTGCTAACAGATGCTTACGAATATATGTTTTCGTTTTGCCTGTACACTTGATATAGTGTTCCATTAGTTTTTCGTTAGTCCAATCCATGTGTTTACGGCTTTCTACCATATCATGATATTGTCCTTTTGTACCACCTGAAAACTCATGTGACATAACCGCAGTGTTTTGTGTAAGATAACGATGACCTTTTACGCCAGACATCATCAACATAACTCCACAACTTGCGATAGAACCCATACCATATGTATAAACTGGAATACGTGATTGCTTGATTGTATCAATTAAATGCATACAACTGTCTACGAAACCACCTGGCGAATTAATATACAAGTGAATAACTTCTGGTGCTTTATCTTTTGGCATAAGATTATATTCAATAATCATTTTTACTAAAGGCATACAGTTGTCTTGATTAAATTCTTTGTCCATGAAAAGGATACCATTATCTTTGCTATACTCACCTGGTTGTTTAGGTGGAGCCGGAGGCGTCGGAGGTGGTGGGGGAGTCGGCGGCTTGGGTTGTTCTTTTGGTAGTGGAATAATTGGTTTATCGTTTTTCATGTTTTATTTTATCCTATTCTCATTTTTACACTAATCTTAGTGTTATTACTTATACGTGCATCTATAATACTTTTGAGAGTATATAGTTTGCCATAACGTTGAATTGCATCTGCGGCATCTTTTATATCATCTTCCCACATTGGAAAAGATACACTCCAACCATTTTCTTGTGCTTGTTTGATTAACTTCTCTCCAGCTTTGTCTCTGTCGGGACAAACAATCACCTCTCCTTTAAATTGATTGATATAATCAACTTGGTCTTGTGAAGCCTCATTACTTGTAATCGCAATACAATCCAATGCAATAGCATCTATTATACCTTCACATACGATTAAGTATTTATGACTTGTCTTAATCTTATCTGCATTATGTAGAAACTTCTTTGGTGACTTTGTAATATACTTTGATGCAGACTTACCTGTAATATCACGTGCAGTGTAACCAACTATTCTATCACCTTGATAGAAAGGAAATATAACTCTATTCTTAAAATTCATATGAGGAGACCAATATGCATTATCGATATGGTCAAACACTCCTCTGTCTATCAAATACTTTGTTGCAAAGATGGCTCCTTCTGGTGGATTATCTTTTGCTAAGATAACTTCTAAATCTTCTGCACCTTCTGGCAATTCACAATCAGGATAACTAGGTATCCTAGTAACTTGTGTCTTTGAAGTGAATAGGGATGGACCTTCAGACAACTCTTTCTGACGGATAGCTTCTAACTGTAAACGCTTTATATCACTTTCAGAAATATTAAGATTACGCATGAGTTTTAAAAACTTCTTATTAAGTATTCTGCCATTACGGTGACTTGCAGTGAATCCACAGTTAAAACAGTGGTATGATATGGAATCACCATCATTTCGAATACCCCCACGCATTCTGGTATCTAAACGAGGTTCGCCTTCCTCGACACAACAAGGACAGTTGAAACTAGTCCAACCACCACTTGATTGTTTATTTTTACCAGGTATATGTGTATATATTACTTGTTGAAGGTCCATAGTAGTATAATAGCAAACTACAGCCCGAAAGTCAAGTGTAATATTAGTTTCTTAGTAGGACTTTTTTGATAGAACCACTTGTCGCAGTGTATCTTACTCTGATCCAGTTTACATTTGCTTTAAGAACAAATGCTTGTACACCTGTCTCATTATTAACAGTGATTGTTGGATTAGAGAATAACTCAGGTGATAGTAAAAACCAGTCACTATGAGAACTACTTGGTTGGTCACTTAAGTCACCTTGTATTTCAACTGTGCCTGTAAAGTTATCAAAATACATAGCAAGAGTATGAATTGACTTTGATTTTGATGTTTCACCTGATCCATTGAATGCTGTAGAAATAAAGTAAGTGCCATCATTAAAGAAGTTTTCACATATTTGTGATGGTTCAAACTCTGGGTAAACATCATCAATTACTTCGATTGTGCCTTTAGCATTATCATACGTATCAGTGTATATGATTTGCTCTACGCCATTTTCTACAGTGTACATTGCAAACTGATAAAATCCCTGAGGAAGCATGATTGTATCAGCCGTTTGAATTGTTAGTGTTCCCATACCTTTGGATGCATTGGTGACAGTAAGGTATTTGAATAATACGTTTTCTCTTGATTCCCTATCATACATTTTCCATATAATAGTTTTGTTTGTTAAATCGATAGGCTTTCTATCTGTGTCTTTTATTTTAAATCTAAGAGTATTATCTATACCCTTATGTAATTTATGTGTTCCGTCATACATTGGCATATTCCCCAGGTAACTTGTCATAGTGCTTGTGTTGTCACCATCGACACAAGCAATTTCAATATCTCTGTCATACTGATACATATTGAAGTTTATCATACATGTATTTATCACCCAGAGACCAATTTCCTAACCATGCTAAATAATACTGATGGACAATGAAAAACAACAATGGATGCAAGAAAATTATCCGTTCTTCTCATATGTGAGATACGGAAATAAAAAAGAATTTACTGAACATCTAGGAATTATAATAAACTCTGACCAAGTAATAACTTCAATGTACAATTTTGAAGCAATACCAACTCCTGAACTAAGAAAGAAATTTATAGAACTTGGTGAACAATGGTGGTGGGAATCAAATAGACTTATGCCTATAAATCTATTTCTTGGAAATCAAATAAGCCAGTATAAAAATTGGATTTTAAATATGAATTCTAAAGATACTGATGTGCTTTGGGGACCTGCAACTAGTTTATCAAATATTATTCAGAAACGTATCAAGAGGCGTTCTGTTCAACTTGTTCGCAAAATAGATTAAGCTGAACTACAATACTAACTGCGTATGCAATCGCATGTGCTTTCTTAAAGAAATAACTATCATCTTCTGGTTTCTTCCATACTTCTTTACTAATAGTTTCTTTACTTTCATTAAGCAAATGTCTTTTAGCAGGTCGAATTACTGCTAGTACTTCTGCTAATTCTTCAATACTTTGAGGCTTCATGACTTTTAAAACATCTAAATGATTATGAACATGTGCAAGATTTTTAACTACATCTGCATGTTGTAGTAAATCCCAAATAGGTTCTTTTGCAATAAGTTCATCTAAATGTTTTTCATCTTTTACACCTTCATACAAACTGTTATTAAGAAAATCTAATTTAAAGTATCCTCGTTCTTCTGCTTCTTTGTATTCGATACTTGCAAGACCACTGACTGGATCATATGGAATAGGCTGAAGATATACGCCACTATTATGTTTTGTATATTCATTCTTCTTTTTTATACTTGCTGTTATGTGTCGAAAATGTGTTAACACACTATCTCTATCGATAACATCAATATCTATATCAGTTTGTACTTTCATTCTTTTATTATACACTATTTCCAATACATTGTAAAGTATGCGGCATCGTTATCATTCTTAAAATAAAACTTACCTTGATACGCAACATAATGGTCTTGTAAATGACTGTTACACCAATCCACTAACTGTGTTATATGTCCAGCACCTTCTATCATAACTTTTTCGTAGTTGATATTTTCATGAGAAACACATGTCCAGTTTAAGAATTCTTTGTTTTCAAAGTCACTATGGAACCGTCTAAGATGTTCAACCTTACCACTTAATTTTCTAAGTCTTTCTAATCTCTCTTTGACGTTTGAGTGTCTTAACATTTCAGCCATGGCTTCTGCTCCATAATATCATTACATTATACATACTTTTATATTGATTGTCAATAGTTATCTGAATAGACTCTACTGCTTTTATATCTATCAAATTTTCCACTATGATGGTCGCCATGTGCCCAGCCCCACCAAATAAAAGGTCTTAGATACCAAACATTTCTGTGTTTTCCATCTAAATGAGAAAGTGTATTCGTTAAACTTCCACTATGAAAACTATATAAAACTCCAGGCGAAAGACCAAAGAACAATAACCTCAAATCTATAAGAGCAATAATAATTACAATACCGATATGTAACTGATACCAATGTTTATGAACCCATATCTGAAATTTACTTCTTACAAAATCTCTAATTGTTTTACGACTAATATTCTGTGGTTCCCAATCTAAAAAATAAACACGTTTCCAACCTATATGATGAGGCGAATGGGGATCTTTTTCTGTATCTGTATATTTGTGGTGTTGTCTGTGTGATGCACTGAAAGAAAGTGGTGAACCTAAACCAGATGTTAAACAGAGAAAAGTATAGAAATAACTTTTTAAACTATCTTTATATGTTGCATGAGCAAAGTAATAGTGATTTATGTTATTACCTACTATCCATGCCCAAAACATACTAAACAAAAATACTACAATAGCCCAATGCCATTGAAATCCATATACAGCAAGTCCAACAGCTAGAGATATGTGATGCAATAATATGAATATCTGACTTTTGTTTAACATAATCTTTCCTTTGCCTCATCAAAAGTTAAGTCTAATATTCTTAACTTAAAAAGCATTCTATCAGTTGTTTCTTGTTCTGGCACCATATGTTTTTTACTTACGTTGAGTAGAGCATTCTTATAAAAGAAAGTACCTTCTTCTTCAAATACAACAGGTGTTTCTTCACCTTTTATAATAAAATTAATAGCACACGGTGTACCAACGTCTACATGCATCTTTACATTTGTTCCTTGTTTCTGAGTAAAAAAGTTTGCTTCAATATTCTCTGTTTGTAATTTACTCTTAAAGTGTGCTAGAATTCTTGTTGTTTCTGGCATCTTAAATAACATTTCAGCATCAGCATTCAAACTCGACTGCCATGTGTCTTGTTTTAACCACCAATCTTTATCTTCATCATTTAAAAAATCAGAAAACTTTTTGCCTTTTGTTTCCGCATAACTTCCCATCTTTACACGCCTTAGAGTTACACGATTGATAGGTACATAGTCACAAACTTTACTTTCTTCAATGAGCATTTCTTTGTTTACATCAAAATCTATATTGTGTATTGAATTACTCACCAAAGTACTCCATCATTCTTTTTGATGCGTCTGAATATGACACATCTTTAATTCTAAATTTTAGTAACATACGATTTACGTCTTGTTGTACAGGAACACTATGAAATATATTACATATATTTAGCAGAGCATTTTCATAATGATACTCATGTGTTTTATCATTATCTCTAAAAATTATAGGAGTATCCCCACCTTTTACTATAACGTTTATAGCACACTGAAATCCCATATCTATATGAAATGGAAAATCTGAATCTTTTTCTTGATGCACAAAGAAAGGTGTTATATCTTTACTTCCTATTATGTTACCAAAATCTACTGTCAATCTTTTCATCTCAGGACAATCATTTTGAAATTTATATTCATCAAACATTCTTATCTTTAGTGTATCCATATTATCCCATTGCTCTTTATCTTTTAAATCATGATACGTAGGAAATATATCTTCTCCTGTTTCTCTGCCTGCATTTACCTTTTCTATTAGTTCTGTATTCACTGTAAGCAAAGAGGTACTGTCACTTGCACTCATTATTTCATTTTCTTTTACAAGCTGGTCTCTATCAATATCGTAATTAAATCTATATAAATGCTCTATCATTTGTACTATTCCTGGGACGATAAATACGTCTATACAGTATTTATTAAGGCGAATGAATGACCGTAAAACTTTTTAATTATGCAATAACAGAACCAGAAGACAATACCTTTGTGGATATTTGTGCAGACATTACTCACAAATGTAACATGACTTGTAAGAACTGTTACATACCTAACAGAGAACCACCTGATATGGATTTAGATAAGTTTAAAGACTTTATGAGTAGATTAGGAGGCAGAGCATTTGTACGTATCATTGGTGCAGAACCAACTGTCGCACCTCAGTGTGCAGAATTTATTCGTGCAGTTTATAATGAAGGTAGAACAAACGGAAGAAAACATGCTTGTACATTAGTTACAAATGGTTTAAGATTATCACATGCCAAATACTTAGACTCACTAATTCAAGCAGGATTACGTAGTGTAACTTTAAGTTTGAATGGTGTCGATGATGATGATTGGTATGAACAAATCGATGAAATGCGTTGTGCAAAAAAGAAATTAAAAGCACTACGTAACATAGTTGATAGAAAAATGAATCTAAACACAGGCACAATTATCATTCCAGAAATCAACTATGAGGCTCCTGCAAGATTGAAAGAACTTATTGAAAAAGAAAAGATTAGAAATGTAATGATGAGAATTAAAAATGTTGGTCAACTTGGAAGATACCAAAAAGACAAAGATGGTAACATAAAATTAGATGGACTAGTCAAACTATGTGCAGACCAGTTTAATGTCTCTGAGGACTATATTTGGAGCTTTCACGGTGTACCTTACTACAATAAGTTCAGTGAAAAGAACAGTATTTTATTTCCACTAAGAGAAGGTAACAAACTATTAAACAGAGGAAGATGGGTTAAAATAACTAATTGGGATACTGATAATGAAGGTGGAATACCAGATCCAGGAAGTAAACGTAGAGGTAGAATAACAGAAGATTTTAAACTCGCACCATTCTATGAACATGCTAAAGAAAATGAAGGCGGTTATTAAATGAAAATACATATAATGGGTTTAGACTTTGACCTCGATAGTGAAGTTGACCTTTTCTTTTTAAACGAAAGACTAGTATATGATAAAATAAAACAACTAGAATCTTTACCAAATTCTGATATCTATACAAAAATATATAAAAAAGATGTAATAGATACATATTTGCGTAGAGCAAATACAGGAAGTTGGGACGCATATAAAGACATTGTGTACACTTACGATGAAGAACGTTTTGAAAACGTAAGTAAAGATTTTACTATGTGTTGGAAAAAATCAGATAAAGAACACGATACTTTAATCATATTACCTACTAGCTATGCAGGACATGAAGGTAGACTAACAAGTCCATTAACAAATGTAAGTGATAAGATAATAAACTTAGATACTGATTTGCTGATTGTGAATGAAGACCCATTACGTTATCCAGAGTCATTGTACCCTGGTGCAATGATACTAGGTGTCAGCAAACAAAATGATACACAAGAAAAAACTTGTAATCAGATACGAGAGTATATTAAAAAAGATTATAAAAATATCATAATCTATGCTGATTCAAAACATGTTGCTGGTGCATTAAGTTTTGCATATCATTTAGAAGATATAGTTACAAATGTTTTATTAACTGGAGGACAAGCAACATTTTCATGGGAACATTCACCATGGGTTAAACATTATATGAAATGGCATAATAGACCAAAACATTTAGAAGACCAAAACTTAGCAATGATTTATCCTGCAATATTACATATAGTACGATGCTGGAATTTCAAAAGATTAAATATTTCTTCTAAAATAATAGATCCTTTTAGATTTCTATCTGACTATCCACATATTAAAGTAGATTATTTGTATGGAAAATATGATACAGAGTATCATGGATTTACACAATATCTGAAACAATTTAATAATGAAAATTTAAATATGAAAGAGATAGATTATAAAATATCAGAATCACAAAGACACAATATAAAACCTTATGTTGATAGAAAACTTCTTAAGAGTTATATAGATAATCTTCCAACTTCTTAATAAAGTCTGGATGATTTGCTTTTGTTTTCTGATACAATCTTTTTGTATACCAATTTAACAAGTCCATCTTTTCTGTATTGTAGTTAGATTTATATTCTTCAAACTTTTCTCTATCAACATCTCCATATGAAACTAAATCTTTTGCAGATAATTTATCTATATCTTCAATAACAAAAAGTTGTTCTTTTGGTATACATTTTAATGCACCTTTTTGTTTATCTACTTGAGAATTAAATATACCAAAAAATGCTGTTAAATCTGTATCAGTATCTAATTTATGCATTCTACTTGTATAATATTCATTACATGCAACTTTAAATATAGCATCAAAGTCTAATGGTATTGAAATAAATTTTGTTTTAGTATTCTTCAAATTATTAGTAATTGTTCTGTATATTTCTGGGTTATCATATTTTGTACCTAATACTAACCTAGGGTGTGTATTGAATAAAATTTTGTTTGGTGATGATTTGCTAAAGTGAGGTTGAAACTCTAACCATATTTTATGAGCCAACATGAAATCAGTATAATTCTCTACATGTTCATATCCATTGCCTCTTAGACCTAAAGCATATCTATTTCTTCTCACAAGAGAATTGTCTACTTCCCAATATCTATCACTATCAGGCATATGAGAATAATTATCATAGAAGTCTTCTATAGCATAGGATATAATACCAGCAACATAATCTCCATATGTTCCTGCATAATATTCTAATAAATGTGTTTCTTGTTCAAGTTGTGGTGGAATAATATGTTTCATTGTTCCCAAGGAAATGTAACCCAGTTTTCTGTTTCCGTATCTAATTCTTCATAATAGTAATCAGTTTCTACAATAGAATTTGGATCCATTAAAATTGATGCAAATTTTACATTATCGTGCCAAACACTTTCCCAAGTTAGTGTATCATCTGGATGACATCCTTCTTTCCAGTCATTCATGATCCATGATAATGCATCTCCGCCTCTGTTGATATCATCAACAATCAAAATCTTTTTATTATTATAGGCATCTTCTGCCATCCAACTATTACTTTCAGTATTTTCATCAAGTCCTTCTGCACCTAATTGAACACAAAGAGTATGCATTGGAATGTTAGTCATATGAGATAACATTACTGATGGTACTAGACCGCCTCGTGTTATACCAATAAGATAGTCAGGTCTCCATTCATTTTCATACATCTGCATTGCAATGTTTTGAATACCCTTTTCTACATTTCTCCAAGTATAATTAATTGTTTTCATTATTATCCTCCACATCAGGTCCATCTAATAGTGCTTCTGCGGCTTTATATTGGTCATATAAATCTTGTAATACTTTATACTTTTCTAACATTTCTTTTTTTGGTTCTAAGATAGCCATACGTTTTTTGATAACATCGACTGTTTTAAACAATTCACTGATTTTTCTTTCTTCACCATCGACACTTAATGTTATGTCTTCGTTAACATCTCTGTATATAGATGATACATCAAAATCATCTGATGTATCAAAGCTATAAGCTGGCGCCGCCGATGTAGTGAGTGTTGTACCAGATGTAGCAAGTGTTGATGTATCTATTGTATATGTTTTACCATGATCCAACCAATCTCTGGACATATCATACCCAACATCACTGCCAGTTATTTGTTCAAATTCTTCTGCTAGTTTTTCTATCTCTTTTTTATCAGCTAAAGATTTTACATATTCTTTTTTATTAGAACCAAATTCTCTTTTAGTTACTGTATTACCACCGTCCGGACTTTCGTATATATATTTTTTTATCATATCATCTATTTTGTCAGGTTCCATTGCTCTAGTCCTTTTTGATTATTTCTTTAACAGTGTCAGATAAATTTTCTTCTTTTATTCTTTCACCTCTGGCTGGATCTTTTGGTTGTTCTGCTAATAATACTTTTCTTAAAGCCCAATGACCTTCATGAGTTTTATACCATTCTAATTCATCTTCTTCTGACCAACCTAAACTTTCTAGTAATCCAGATGGCAGATTAAAGTATAACTCTTTTGTATTTGGGTCTTCTTTTACTTCTGCTTGATATACTGTAGGTGTTGAAACTTTTTTAGTACCCATGCTATCTCCCTAAAAATCTTTTAGCCGCATTGATAGGATTTCTTAATCCTTCATATGTTTTATCAATAAACTCTATATGTTTACTTAGCTTAACATTTAGTTCATCCATACTTTTTTGTAAAGTATCTAACTTTTTTTCTACTCGTTCAATTCTTTTTGTAATATCTTCACTCATTTTAAATACCTGCTTTCTCTAAAATCTCTTTTACAAAAATAACATCATCTTTTCTAACTTCAAATTTTCTTGTCCAAAATGTTGGCTCAAGATATTCATTAACTAAATTCAATTCATGGTCATTGAAACTGTTTATAAGTTCAACGCCAGAAACAGAATTAAAAATAACCCAAGGGCTAATGCGTCCGGATTTGATCCAGTGTATAGCACGTGGCTTACTAATCTCCCTAAAGAATACATTATACGGTCTATCATTTTCTCTACTCCATTGTTGCATCAAAAGAATGCCTCGCTCAACTGCACGTTCGGCTGTTTCTTTTTTGTTTAGTTCTCTAATATATGTTTCATAAACTGCATCACTTGTCCATTTATCAAGTTTAACACTTGTTGTAATAACAAAGTCAATAAACTTTTCTGGATCAATAGCATTTACATCCAGCATATATTTACCAAATTTTGTAAAGCCTGTATAATATTTACTCTTTGCGAATTGTTCATATGTTTTCTTTTTACTACCTTGTGTAGTCAATTCGTAAAATCTGTTATAAGCAAGAAACCCTAATCTAACATACTTAGAATCCTTATTAACCCATCTGCGTTTTTGTTCGCACATATGGGCAGAAAGAGTCTTTTCTCTTTGAAAACTTTTACCACAAAATTTACATTCAAACATTAACACATTCTCTAATTGGCGGACCCGAGAGGATTCGAACCTCTGACCTCTTGTTTCGTAGACAAGCGTTCTATCCAGCTGAACTACGGGTCCGTTCGGTTTAGTAGCTATTAGCTTCTCCGTCTGCTTCAACGGCTTGTACACCGCCATGGATTTGCCAATTGCAACCCTGTGACATATAACCTTTTTCTTCAAGATAATCATATCGTGACATCCAATCGTCACTTTCTAATTGTTCTTCATAGTCTTCTTCAAGTTTTTCTTTATCTTCATCAGACCATTCGTTATCGCCACTTCCATAGAAAACAAAGTCTTCTGCACAACCATCAAATGTTTCAATCATTTCGATATTTTCATAATCTTCATAATCCCATATCTCACCATCTTCACCTAAAGATGATTGTAGATAGTCACGTTCTTCTTCGTTTGCTACAGTAATTCTAAATGTACCATTACGCCATAACACTTCTGTATTAAGTGCTTTACCGCTTTCATGTCTAAACATTTCAATCTCTGTTAGACTTTTCTTCCAGTAAGCATTGATATCATATGAACCGCCTACTTTAATTTCAGTTACATCATCACTCACTTTTAACACCCTTAACTTGGTTAACAAGTTCCTCTACTCTATCTTCTAATACACCAACCGCAGTACGAATATGTCCTGTATCATGAGGTTGATATCTAGATTTTTGTACTTCAATTTCACTTACAAGTACTTTTATTGTATTTACTAGTTCGTCATTTGTCATTGAGACCTCCATCTATATTTTTCTGGTATACAAAAATTTCTTCCTATAAGGCAAGTGTTATCATCTTTACAAACTTTTTCATGTTTACTGTTTTCCCAACAATCTCCACTAAAGCCTCGCATTGCTTTATACTTTGACCACCCATCATCGATAGATAACATTATGACAGACGGGAAAACAAGACCCATAGTTACAATCCAAAAGAATGCCCAGCCAAAGCCTTTATTATGATATGGTTCCATTATTTCTTTTTCCTTTTTTTGTTTTTACCGAAAATTTCGTCAAACTCTTTATCTGTTATACCAGTATCTTTAGCTATCTGTTTAATATCATCATCTGAGTTTAAAGTTCTGAATAAATCAATTTCATCACCTTTCATATGAGGGTATAACCGTGAAACAAACTGTGAAACATTATCAGTTTTCACTCTTGAGTTTGGCGGTTTTATATATTCATGAAATTGACTTTTTCCTGTAGAAGTTAAACAGAATAGCTTCCACATCAATTCTTCATGTTTATATAAATCTTTGTAATACTTGTTTACAAATTCATTTGTGTTAAGTAATAAATCTTCTTTGTCTTTTCCTTTGGCACTACTTGCATATCTAAGAAACAACCAACTAGAGAACTGTTTCTTTTTATCATCATCAAGTTTTGAATACCAATCAAAATCTTTACGATCCATCGCACTTAAGATTTCTTTTAGTGGTATTTTTTCAGCCATCATTGTTATCCTTAGAAAAAGTCGTAACTGTGTAATACATCAGGTATTCTATTCAAGTCTTTCACAAAATATGCACACTTTGGTTTATCACCATATTCTAACGGTATTGCTAAAATATGTCCATATTTTAGTTTTGGAAAAAACCATTTTACATCTGCAAACACATTATTCACTCTTATTGGTTGCCAGTCCATTGTAAAGCCTGCAAGAGGATTTGTCAATACTGTATCGAATGGTCTTTCATTAATACTTGTTAATGGTACAAATTCTAATTCACCTATAGTCATATCACCTATTAATATATTCCAATCTATTGGCATTTCTATATTGTGTTTTCCAATACTTAAACTTATACTAGGTGCATTAAACGTTTCAATAAAAACCAAAGGTATAAAAAAGAAGTCAGGTTCGTTCTTATCTGTTACATCCATAACGCAATATCTGATGTCCTCTATTTCATTCTCTGGCAAACTGTTCATTTCATAACATCGATTTTCTGGAGTTAATATTTTCATTTAATAATTTACCTTATCTATAGTAAAAGGATACTCTGCATCCTTATAATACTTTTTTCGTTCTGTTAAATGGCGCCTGCTAAATTTACATCTACTTGTTACATCCCATATCTGCACAAAGTCTTTGTCTTTGGCAATACGTACACCTCTGCCTATAGATTGTATTACTCGTACAAAACTTTTACCAGGTTCCAAAAGAACCAAATTAAAAATTCTAGGAATATTAATACCTACTGCGGCTACGCCGTATGTCGCAATAGTTATTGAGTTTGTTGCCTGATTGATTTCATTATATGCTTCTTTTCTGTCTGTTACTTTCATAGCACCTTGAACGAACTCAGCATCAGGAATAAGGTCTTGTAGAAGTTTACCGTTATTAATTCTACCTGTAAGAACTAATGTGTTGCCTGTTTTAGATATTTCTTGAATCATGTTTGCAACATATTTCATACGGTCTTTGTCTTCTAACAAAAACTTTAATTCACTTTGATAGTTTGTATACTCGGCAGTTTCACATGTTTGAATAACATTAACGTGACACTTAGCAAGTACACCTTGGTCTTGTAATTCTTTAGCCGCAAGTCTATGAATAACTTCGCCTAATGAACTACGTAACGATGCAGACTCCCAATCACTTTTTGGAATAGTTCCTGTTAGTCCCCATCTGATAGGAATATTAGCAAACACTCCTGTCAGCAATTCTTTTAATACTTCTGCTTTTGCCTGATGAACTTCATCAACAATAACACAAATTACATCTTCTATAAAATCTTGTATATTATCTCCACCTGCTTTACTTTTCTTTAGCAGTGAATTCAAACTTTGCCATGTGCAAATTGTATGAGTTTTACCTATGTCTTTTTTATCACCAAAATAAACACCAACATCTAAACCACAGTTTTCATAATCTTCAAATGTTTGTCTTACTAAATCTTTGTTTGGTACAATCACAATACTACGACCATATTTTTCTACAAGTGAACTCATAGTGGCTGTAATTATAGTCTTTCCTGCGCCTGTGGCGACTTCTTGTAGGCATTGAGGGTGTTCTATGAACTTATTGACGATATCTACCTGATAGTCTCTTAAACGAATGTTTTGGCCCTCTGCTATATGACCTGCAGGCCATACTGCATCACCCCAATAATCATCAGTTACTTTATCAAATACCAAATCATGTTTTTCTCTTGTATCATTAATCTGAACATCATAACCTTCTTGCATAATAATTGGAAGAATATCATCTAATAAATTTAAGAATGTTCTTCCACCAACATCACAGAACCTAACCGTTCCATCCCAACGACCAAGTTTATAAGCTGGCATATGATATGCATGAGGCAAAAAGAACTTTAGCTTATTAGAACACTTCCTACGTGTAGCAGGATCAAGTCCTTCTAATCTAATGTTTACCTCGTCTTTGATATTAATAATACAATTCTTCATCAATCCATATAATCCGAATACATATAGTTTAAGTAAGCATGACCGTCTTCTGTTAATCTTGCTGGTGTCCACTGAGGAGTAAACGTTACTTCTACTTGACAATCTACTACATTATCAACTGTTAGTGCCGCTCCTTTAACATCATTCACTATCATATCTGCCGCTGGACAAAATGCACTAGTTAATGACATTACAATATTACAGTACTTTTTTTCTTCTGGCATTTCACCTACGTTTACTTCGTAAATTAATCCAAGATTATAAACATCACAACCCATTTCTGGATCATAAACACCTTTAAGATTTTCGATAATCTTATTTTTTGTTTCTTCAATACTCATAATATATTGATTATAACATAATTCTTTTGGAAATGCAATAGTACAAATAAAAAAAGACAGATTGGGTGAGTGAGAGAAACCCAATCTGTCTTAAAATAACTAGACCTGGGAAGGTCTAGTTAACTGTTTAAGCCTTATGCCGCTCTTTTCATACAAGTGGTCTCAGCTAAACTCTTCCATCTATCGCCAGTCTTAGACATGTTTCTAAGGTCTGCAATCTTTTGAGCCATTCTCAAAGAAACTTCTCTCAATTTCTTTTGATTAGCAACCATGAAGTCAATAATTTCAACTTCCTGCTCCTTAGTAAGACCTTTAGTATCGAATAGACCACCGTCTCTAGCAATCTGTTTGATTCTCAAAATCTTATCTCTAGCAGTATCCATTGTCAAATCAAGATAGTGACACCTTGAAAGAATTGCTTCCAAGTGATCCTTGATTTTAGTTGCTCTAACATTGTCAAACTTTAAGTTTGTAATGAAGATAACTGAACCTTTGAATTCAAAAGTATCAGGAACACCTTCCCTTCTCAAGAAGTGTGAGTCAGAGTTCCAAGAAATCTTCCTCTTCTTACCACTATC